TTCTTCTCCATTAATAATTACTGTTTTATTTGGCATGGTTATTTATACACTATTATCGTCTTCCTTGTCCACGATATTCTTTTTTACTATTTCGTTTATTAGGTCTTTTTGAATGTCTACCTGGTCTTTTTTTATTGGTTTGTTTAATATACGCACCATTTCCTACACTTACTTTTCTAGCCATTCTCCTGTGATCTATCTATCAATAAATAACTTATAACACCTTTAGCTACACCACTTACTTCAGCTTGAGCTTTTATACTATCTCCTGCTTCTAAATTTAAAACCTGACCTGCTGCTTGTTGTGTAGTGTCTGCACCCATATCTATATGAAAAAATTCAAAGTTAGCACTTGCTGAAGCATCGTGCAAATACATCTCTACTAAATTATTATTATTATGTTCATTTGTTACACTAATACTTTTTACAATTCCAACTGAACTAGTGTTAATAGTTAATATAGTAGTTAAAGTTGTAGTTAAAACAAAACCTTGATTTTTATAAAAATTTGCCATTAACTAATAAACCATTCAAATCTTACTTGTTCATTTTTAAGATCATTAAGGTATGAAGTATTTAATTGATTTTGTAAAGTCTCTAACGTTTGATTAATTTGTCTAAAATTATCAACCGTATAAGGTTCTTGAGGTTCTGGAATATATATATTTATTTTAGCCATTAATTATATCCTAAAGCTTCGTCTGTGTTTAAACCATCTAAATCTGCTAATATGTCTATCCTATCTACTTTAACAACATTAGGAGTTTCAGTTAAAAAATAAGGTTTAACTTGATTTATATTATAAGAAGAAATGTATTCTTTTTGTTGAACAACATCATTTCCTGAAACTAAATAATAAAATTTATATGTAGCTGCCATTATGTTTGTGGAGCACTTCCACCTCTACCGTCTGGTTGAATATCCACTCTAAATATCCCATAACGCCAGTTGTCGTCAAGTGCATCGTTTTCTATTTTAATTGCGGCAAGTCTTCCTCTTGCACGGGTATCTATTTTATCTGTTGTTGAAGTCACTGTAAAGGGACCAACTGTTGTTTCTCCAAGTGCAGATGTTGTATCTGCTGGATAAGCTTTAAAGAATAATGTTACTTTAGTATTACCATCTATATACTTAAAGTCTGGAATAAATCTTCTTATCTTAATAAAATATTCCCCATCTCCATCAATATCTAAATCAAAGTCTCCTGATTTTACAAATGCAGATATTGCTATATTTGTAGTTGTAACACTTGTTAAATTAATAACTTCATTAACTCCCACTTCATGTTCAAATACATAACTACCTCCATTACTTACTCCATTTACAATAGGAGTAGTTGGAGTTAAATTATCTATATAACGACTTGCTGTTGGATTTTCTAATACATGAGAATCTTCATAGGTTGTTCTTGATAAAGATCCAGTAACCCAAGATTGTAATTCATAATTATAAGTAACAACTCTATTATTCTGTGCTACATTTGCCTGTGGATAAAACCAACTAATTTCTGTAAATAAACTATTATGACCTGCAAATATTAATTCACCATTTGTAAAGTTAAGACCTAAAGCATCTCCTGTAGTAGTAAATACAAAGTTTTCAACCGAAGAAGGTAATGTTTTAACTGTTCCATCAAATACAAAGAAGTTTCCAGAATCCCCCATCCAATACACAGCTCCGTCTACGAAGACTGCTGCATGTTGACCAATACATCCACAGTTTGATCCAACCTGTCTAATACTAAATGTAAAAGGAGGTCCAACAAACTGCATAGTGTAAGCAGCTTCATCTGTAAGAACTAACATGTAATCTTTACCTTTAACTGCTGCAATAATTTTACTACCATTATCTAATCTAAATGTACCTGCTGTATTAGTTGATGTTGGTTCATAAACTTCAATATCTTCTTGGTCCGAGAAACGAATAAACATAGGATCTTGAGAGGCTGTGCTTCCAATTGCAGTTTCAGTACCAAAATGAATTAAATGTCTATCTCGATCAGATACTCTTGTTAAAACTGTTGCTGTAGGATTTCCTGGTATAACAATTGCACGTGTAGTAACACCTGCTCCTGCGTTTGGATCCCATTTAAAAGTTTTTCCATCTTTAATAGTTGCTATTAATAATTCTCCAAAGTTATCTAATGACCATGATCCTGCATCAATGATTGTATTAGAAGCTGTTCTTGGTGTTCCCCAAGTAGACAAGTTCCACGTACCAGCTCCCCATCCATAACCAAAAGTAGAAGCTAAAGGTCCAATTGTTTCATAAGGGTTTGTAGTAATTGTTCCACCTGCTGTAACTCCTGTACCTGCTTCTGCCACAGGCATTGTTACTGTAAAAGTATTTATAGTTGAAATTGTTTGAACTTCAAAAACATTATCTGTAAAATCAGTAGCAATAAAACTAGTTGTTGGGCTTCCTGGTGTTGTTACAGATGAAAATGTAAGTAAGTCCCCAATTTCAAAGTTATGTGAATTTTTATTAATTGTTACAGTAGTAGAACCTGTTGTGGAAGTATAAGTACATGAAGTTAAAGCTGCTTTGAGTGGAGTAATATCATAAAATACGTTATCAAATAAAATATATAAAACTTTATTTGTACCAATTGCTAAATAACGTCTTCCTGTTAAATCAAAGAATGAATGAACATCTCTACCTGCTCCTACTAAAATATTAGGGCCAATCTGTCTCCAACCCCCTATTTTTTCAGGTGATCCATATTGAAAACGAACATTATCTCCGTCTATCCAACGACCTTCTGCTTGAGAAGGTGTATCATTCTTATCAAAGCCTGGAGGTAATGGTATCTTTTTTAAAGGCATATTACTGGTATTTTACACTATAAAACTCGACCAGTAAATTAAGAGCTCAACTTCTTCCACGTAGTAGGACTTGGTATATTATGCTCTGATTTAATATTTGGTTTCATTGTAAGCATAATATCTCCTGATATTGATATTCTAGGTTTATCAGTCGTATTTAATTGAGTTTCGTGAAATAACATACTTGGAAATATAATTAAGTTTCCTGTTTTGGCTGGATATATAGCACTTGAATAATTTATCTCTGTAAACTTCTTAAAGTATTCTTTTCTTACTGGAATATTTAAACCAGTCTTAGATACTTCATCATCTATAAATACTAGATCACCTTGATCTTCTGCATAAGGATAATAAACAAAACTATAATGAGAAGACATGTGTCTATGTGAATGAATATACTGTTCTTTGATAGTGTATGTTGTCCAAGCCTTAGTAATATAAACTTCTAATAAATCTAAATTAATATGTTGCATATCTAATGCTTCAATTATCTTTGGTTGAATTGCATCAAATAGATTTTTAAATCTTTCATCATGATGAATACCATCATCTATAGATTGTAATTCATTTGGTTTAATATCCGTGGTCCGTGCATACTGGCTATTGGTTGGTATTACTTCAGAATTAATTAATGGAACTATTTCTTTATTTATTTCTTCAAAATTATCTAAAGCTGATATATAAATAGTTTTACCAAACCATTTGGATAAATTACTCATAATAAATGAATATACTTTATTGAAATAAAGTCAACTATTGTTTAACTTGTAAGAATCTAAATATAATCTCACCATTTCCACCATTAGCTCCACTAGTTGAAAATCCTTGACCTGTTGATTGTGTGTAAGAAGCTCCTCCTCCACCTCCAGATCCTCTTGTTCCTGGAGTTGCATCGTTTCCTGTGCTTGGGGCACCCGCTCCTCCTGCAATAGTACCAGCATACGAGGCTCCTCCTACCGAACCATTTATTTGACAGTTATCTCCACCACAATTATCTAAATTTTGACCAGCGGCTCCATTACCTGCTTGGTTAAATGTTCCAACAGGTCCTGAGGTATTTGTGGTAACACTTACAACATTACCTGATTGATTTTTAAATACACCTGATGTAATTGCTGATCCAGATAGCGTACTAGTGCCTGCACTTCCTGAGGTATTAGATCTAAGGGGTCCTTGAACTCCACCTCCTGTTCCACTAGCTAATCCACCTCCTGTTAATGTAAATATACTTCCAGTTGTTGAGCCCGATAAAGTAGTATTTCCTCCAGGAGAAGATGAAATATTATACATACTACCTGAATTACCAGCAGCTCCTCCACCTCCTGCAACAAATGTTAAAGTTTCTCCCCCTACAACTGTAAATATTTTATCTGATATATAACCACCTGATCCTCCTCCACCTCCCGATGATTCTCCTCCAGCTTTATCATAATCTGCTCCTCTAACTCCACCTCCTCCTCCACCTACAGCCGCTTGAATATGAACTGCGTTATAACCTAATGGAACAACATTGGTTGTTGTACTTGCGGTAACTGTTATAAAAGAAGTTGCGGGAAGAAGAATTCCACCTGAAAAACCAAATCCTCTTGCGGACATTCCTCCAAAAGTAGTAATTACAGGCATAATAAATTACTTAAATTGTGATTGAGCTGCTAATACTGTGTAAGTTGATGCTGCTGTTTTAATAATTGTAAAAGCATAAGCGTCAATAGATAATGAATTTCCTGAAGAAGGAGTTGATCCTCCCTGCCATTTTGTAGAAACGTTAGTTGAAGTTCCATCTACAGTTACAAAAGTTGTATAATAAGCAGTAGTTGAATTTGTTGCTAAAAATGCTGCGGTTGCTGAATCTCCTATACTTAACATTGTATTTAATGCCGTTGTGCTGCTTCCTCTAAAATTTAAAGTGAATTGACCTGTTGAATTACCTGTTCTATATACCACAGCTTGAGTTAAAAGATCATATGTAGTAATTCCAGTAGTCGCTGTACTTGTAACTGTTACTTTTTCTAAAACTTGTTGAATTTTACCTGTACCATTAAAAGTTACTGTACCTACTCCTTTTGGAGTAAAATTAATACCTACGTTTGTATCTCCTCCTGAAGCTGTTATATTTGGATTATTTCCTGTTGCAGCGTTTGCAATTGTTAATTCATTTACTGCTGAAGTTGTTGTTGTAAATTTAATTTGTTCATTACCATTATTATCATCTATTCCTGTTCCATTATTAAATGAAATATCAAAACCATTAGTATTTAGAGATGCTCCTAAAGATATTATAGCTGAAGAGTATGTTTTATTAGTTAAAGTTTGAGTTCCAGTTAAATTAA